AAGAAAAGAGCAATGAAGATGCTCAACTTCTTTTACTTTATTAATAAAAGACCATTGAATATTAGGCTCTCTATTAATTAATTCTATTTTGCCTGTAGGCTTTTCATCTTGAAATTGTAGTGGCGGTGTTAGTATTGATCCACCAATAGCACCTACATTTTTATGGGTATAATTAAAAAGAGTTTGCAAAACATTCGGTTCAGGTATTGCATCATCATCCACGCGCCATACCCAATCATAGCCCATAGTATTGGCCATTTGATGAATATAATGCTGACCTTTTTTACTTGCATAAACCCATTCCCAAGCAATGCCTTTAATTGTTAGTATTTGAAAAAAATAACTATAAGCCAATTCATTACGCATATCTTGCGGCTCATCGTTATCATCAAATATAACTAATTTATCAACCTTTTTAGTTTGGTTAATAATGGCATTAAGTGTTAAAGGTAAGGTTGTATGATAGCGACCTCGAGTGGCCACCGAACATAAAACACTATCCACGATCCCACCTCATAATCATAAGATTAAATTTATTATACTCATTAACTTCAGGCAAAGTTTCTGAAATAAACCCATGCTCATTAATATAATTATATTTAAAGTCAGGAAAGTTTGATTCATTTAAGCCATGTAATTTATGATGCTCACCCCAAAAACCTTTAGGCTCATTATGTGGAGTTGTCAATAAAAGTCTTTTGCAATGATTTTTTAACATTTGAGCTACTTCAAGGCCATTATCAAGATGCTCAATTAATTCAAAAGCGATTATGGTGTCATATTGAGCTAAAGGATAGGTGTTTATATCAGCATTTGTAAAAGATGTGTTTAAGCCCCATTCCTGTTCGCGTGCGACCTCAATAATAAGAGGATCGTAATCTAATCCTATATAATTTGCATCGTTTGGAAGAAATTGTGAGCCGTAACCTGTAGAGCAACCTATTTCAAGAATATTCTTGCCTAATAGATTGCGATTAGCCCAAAGATAACGAGTGGCTTCTCTAGGAAATACAGGATCGCCTTTTAGAAAAACCGCTCGTTCAAAATTGTTTGTAAGTAAAAATCTGTAGTGATTCAAATCATACTTTTTAAAGTATGCCAAAGCATCTTGTGTTATCTTGTCCATATTAGTCCTTTAAATTGGATATATTGCTAATACCCTATCGCCTACTGTTAAGGCAGTTGTTGTAAATGTAGTGCCACCCGATACTGTGCAATCAGTTCCGTTTACAAGTATAACACCATTAACTGAAACTTGAATCTTGCTTGCAGTATAAGTTGTTGATGTTGTAAATGATGTTTGTCCGGCAGTTGCAGTATAAGCATCATAAATCATTTTGCTTGTAATGCTTGGTGCTGCACCACTATAACCTGAATATCCACTAAATCCCGAAATGCCGCTACCTGAATATCCTGAATATCCTGAAATGCCACTACCACTATAGCCACTATAACCGCTAATACCCGAAGCGCCATTAGTGCCATTAGTTCCGCTATAACCTGAAAAACCTGAAGTTCCAACTGCGCCACTATAACCACTAAATCCTGAAGTGCCTACTGCACCACTATATCCACTAATACCACTCGCGCCATTTGTTCCTGATATGCCGGAATAACCACTATAACCTGAAATACCTGATTGGCCTGCAATATTAAAATTCCATGATGCAATAGTGCCTGATCCACCTATTAAATCTACATTAACTGTTAAAGTTGTAGTTGTATAAGCGGTTATAATACCTTCCATAAAATTTGAAGGTGTAGCTGATGAAGCTACTCTTACTCTAGCGCCTACTACATAAGCATTTGTGCCTTGTGTTTGATTGACAGTAAATGCTTTTGATCCTGTGCCTATAGTGGTTGAAGTAGTAGAAGTTAATCCTGCATAACCTATACCTGAATAACCTGATATTCCTGATGCGCCACTATAGCCTGATATCCCTGATGCACCTGAATAACCTGATATGCCTGATCCACTAAATCCGCTATAACCACTAATTCCACTTCCACTATAACCTGAATAACCCGAAATACCACTAGCACCATTTGTTCCATTAATACCGCTATAGCCACTATATCCACTTATTCCTGATCCTGAATAGCCTGAATAACCACTTATACCTGAAGCGCCATTAATTCCGCTATAACCTGAAAAACCACTTGCGCCCGTTGCACCTGTAACGCCACTATAACCGCTAATACCGCTAGCTCCGGTAGCACCACTATAACCACTAATTCCTGAAGCGCCTGTAGCACCACTAAATCCTGACAAACCTGAAACACCTTGTGCGCCTGAATATCCACTAAAGCCTGATATACCGCTACCACTATATCCACTATAACCTGAAATACCGCTTCCTGAATAACCACTATAGCCACTAATGCCACTAGAACCATTTTGGCCTGATATACCTGAAAAGCCACTATAACCGCTAATACCGCTATAACCGCTATAGCCTGATTGAGTATAAGTTACTTGAGTTGCAGTAATAATAACTGAAGGAATAGCAGGTGGTGGATTACCTGCAGCAACTTGATCTAATCCTATATTTGTATTATCTGTATCCCACATTAATTCTAAATAATCATTTGCATTAAGTTTTAATACAAAATTCCAAGCGGCTACAACATAAGGTGCGTTAGAAGGAACGATTAATTTAGTATTTGTATCAGCAACATCTGTTCCATTTTTTCTTAACCAAATATTTACAGTTTGGCCTGATCCGCCACCACCATTATTATGAAATTGAGCAGAGAATTGAAAATTATAAACGCCTTGATTATTAAATGTAACTTGTGAGCTTGATTGAACTGATACACCAATAGAATTAGAATCAGTATTATTTAATGTCATTGCATAAGCGGTGTTTACAATTGATGCAGCTTGATCTTGAGTAGACCAAAACGAACCCCAATTAGCAATTGTGCCACCAACACCCGGAGCGCCTGATTGACCGCTATAACCACTATATCCACTATATCCGCTTGTGCCTGTGCCTGTAGCTCCGGAATATCCACTAAAACCTGAATAACCTGATACGCCACTTCCGCTATAACCGCTATAACCGGAAATTCCGCTAGCACCATTAATGCCACTATAGCCACTATAGCCGCTTATACCACTTGCACCATTAACACCATTTTGGCCGCTATAACCTGAATAGCCACTAATACCTGATCCACTATAGCCACTATATCCTGATAATCCACTAGCGCCATTTTGACCACTATAACCACTTATTCCTGATGCACCGCTATAACCACTAATTCCACTTCCGCTATAGCCCGACATACCTGACCAACCGCTATAGCCACTTAAACCACTAGAGCCTATTTGACCATCAGCACCGCTAAAGCCTGATATGCCACTAAATCCACTAAAACCCGAAATTCCACTTGATCCTGTAGCGCCTGAATAGCCGGATATACCTGATCCCGAATATCCGCTAAAACCTGATAAGCCTTGTGCGCCACTATAACCTGAAAATCCTGAAAAGCCTGAATAGCCCGATGCCCCTTGAGCGCCTGATCCGCCATTAGCGCCACTATATCCGCTAAAACCTGATTGGCCTGAATAGCCTGAATAACCTGAAGTTCCGCTAAAACCGCGAACACCTTGGTCAATAGTAACTATTGTTTGAGTGGTTGGTGTTACTTGAACATCAATTGTGGATGTAGGATTAACAGATACATCAACTGTATTTATGGGCGTTAGTTGAATATCCATAATTAATTTACTACGCCATCTGATCTAACTAGGAATAATAAAAATATGATTTGATCTTGAGCCGGTGTATCACCATCTGCAGGAAAACTAATTTTAATACGGCCTGAAAAGCCTACGCAATTTTCAGCATTAATATCAAGTTGAGGATCGGAATTAATAACACCCCATGCTGATTCATCAATAACTAAAGTAAAATGACCTAAAAGATCATCTCTATTTGCAATAGTAAGATCAACGGGAGTTGGTGTTGGTGTGTAATCTGCTATATCAAAAGTAAGGCCATAGCGACTATCATGAATATTAGATAATTGTCTGCGAATAATTTGTGCAGAAATTGTAGCGCCTGTTAAATCAACAGGAACGCCATCGGTATTAAAATTGAGATTCCAAAAGGTTTTTTGATTATATACAAGTTCGCCTGCAATGATTTCATTATCAAAGCCTGAAACTTGGCGTAGAGTATTTTTATTAAAGATAGCCATGTTTTCCTCACTAGGTTAATAACGCGCCTATATGCTTACAGAACGCGGATGGTCTTATCTTATATAGTTTTTAAATATTCTTCAAAATTGGCTTGATATTTTTTAATGCCAATATGATTACAATTCATCGTTGGATCAAGATATATTTTACCGCCTAAATTTTGCCATCTTTGG